TTTTTTTTTGCGGATGTCTCGCTCCTCTTCTAGTTCTTCATCATATGAAAAATTATCTTCCATAAGGAAATCAATTTCTTCATTATCTAAATGTGGTTTAGTTTGTTTATAATATTCTTTTAATAATGTATTATTATCAACATTAGAGTAATCAGCATTTAAACGCACATAATCTTCGATGCTTCCACCTGTCTCTTCCATAAAAGAAACAAGCTTTTCAATATTTTCTGGTAAAGGTTTATCTATTTGTTTAGATTCTTTAATGTTTTCCTCTACTTTTTTAACTTCTTCAATTACATTTTCTGTAATTTCTTGCAATACTGGCTTTTCATCTTGAATTTCTTCAGTGGACTTTGGTATTCCTTCTCCCACTTTCTCGCTATCTTCGGATGATTTGCCCACAGAAATTTCCTCTGTTTCTCCGATTTGAATGGCATCGTCTTCTGTTTTTTCTTCTGTAGGTACAACTACTTTAGTTATCTCCTCTTTTTTTATTTCATCTTCAGGTTCAGATATTGTTATTTTTTTTATAGCATCTTGTGCTTTGTTTTCTTTACCTAGGTTTTTAGGCTTAGACTTTTTCATCTTAAAGTCGCCTTCTTGTTTTACTTCTGTTGACATAATATAATATAATTAAATAAATAAAAGATTTATTCTGGACCTAATGATCCAAGATTAAATCCACTTAAATCATCATTACCTTCAGATTCAAAATTTATAGGTAATAAATCATTTTTTCTTTGATCAATCATTTCTGATTGCTGTGTTCCTTGTATTCTTGTTCTTTTATCTTTTCTATCTTCTATTTCTTTTTCTTTTTGTAACTCTACACCAGATTTAGCTTTTTCTAATTGCATTTGGTAATTAAATTCTTCAGCCATAAGTTCTCTTTTAATTTGGGCTTCAGTTTGCATACGTTGTATTTCAAACTGAGACTTAGCTTGTTCGATGCTTACTTTTTCTTGAGTTAATGCTTGTTGCTTTTGTACTTCAGCTAAAGCAGATGCTTCTGATGCCTGAGCATTAGCTTGGGCTTGAGCTTGTATGTTTTGTTGTTGAGCAGCTTGCTCTCTTTCTATTTTTTGAGTCTGTCTAAGCTTAATGTATTGATTAGCTAATTTTGTATTTTTAATTTCTCTAACATCAATAGCATCAGATAAAGCTATAGCTCCTGTCTTTAAAGCAACTTGTACATTTTGTTCTAGTTGAGCTTTTTCTTCATCTTCAGGTTCTAATTGTAAATAAATACCAAAATCATGTATTTGAAGATTTACTAATTCTTCTAATGTTTTTGTATTAAAAGTACTTATAGAATTCATTAAAGAATTTTTATTTAAAGGATGTCTTATTATATCTGCTGTTTTTAAACTTATGTTTTCACAAGTTCTAAGACCAATATAAAGTAAAGAATCCATCATATGCCTAGTTGCTACGTTAGAAGCATTAGCAGCCATTTTTTGTAAACCAATTAAAGAATCTTTATCAGGCATACTACCGTCTCTTGCTTCATTTAGTCCAGTCACATCACGTATCATTTGCAAATAATATTGATATGTACCAATTAAACTTTGAATTTTAGCTTGACCAGACGATGATGATAATTCTGAAATAGGTACTTTACCAGCATTCATACCGCCTTCTTGAGTAAGTGATCTACCAACTATAGAACCAGTTTGAAAATACATATTTAAAGCCTCAGCTGGGTTATAATTTGTTCCATTACCTAAATCTACTTCAGCTAATCCATCCATATCTAAGAATACACCATCAGGAACTATCCTAGACATTACTTGCTGTAGCTTAAGATGAGTAAGTTGTATCATATCCGCAAAGCCACATATCTTACCTACCATAGATTCAATTCTACCTTTATATATTCTAGGTGCTGATATACAATAATTCATTTCAACTTTAGTTGTATCAGCATATGGTCTAGTCATATTTTCTGCAAGTTTCCATTCAAGCATATAATTATTACCTAAAACTTTAGCTCCTGTATATAAAACTTCTATTGTTCTAGTAACAATATCATATCTATCACTTTCAGGTGGATTATAACCATCAAACTTTACTAAAGCTTTTTCAAGACCTTGATCTGTTTTCTTTATTTTAAAAACTTGATCATGNTAAGTTTTGTATTCAAAATACATAACNTGTATTGTGTTTTGATCATAATTACCCCAACCTGTTATATATTGAGAATTACCAGGCATTTGTTGTATTTTAAGTAATTCTTCTTCTGGTATATTTGGATATTGCTTTTTTAATTCTGGTATAGTTATAGATTTTACTTCACCTACGTAATAAACATCTTCAAAATTAGGATCTTCCGTATATGAATAAACCATATAAGCAGGATCAACATAATCAACTTTTATACCTTCTGTTTTGTTAAATTGAGTTTTACAAGCTCCTACACCTATAACTGCTAAATCATATGCTAATCTTTTCTTTGTTTCATCATATTTATTTTTTTGCAATACATTATTTATTACTTCTTCTTCAGCAATTTCAATTTGCTGTTTGTAATTCATTTGCATATATAAATCTAATTCTTCTTGACTTGCAGGTAGATCTGCAGGATTAGATGTATTGAAAAAATCTATACCTAATTTATTTTTATATTCTTCTAATAAATCTTTTGTTAATATATCTTGTAATAAAGCTTGTGAATATTTACTTTTTTCTTGTGTAGAGTAAGGATCTTGTGCGACTGTATTAATATCATAAGACTTATTAGACATTCCATTAACAACAATATCTACAAACTTAGGTATAACAGCAACTGGTGTCCAGTCTAAATTAAGATAAGATAAATCACCATTTATAGATAATTCACTTTTATATTTAGCTACAGACTGCTCTCCTCTAGCATATAACCTTAATTGGTGGAAATTACTATAGCTTTGAGCATATCTATTTCCTGATCTTCCTTCTTGAAACCATTCTCCTTCAATAGCTCTACCTACTTGAATACCATATTCTAAGCTTGATTTTTCTTCCTCACTTACCACTTGGTTTGGAAAAGAACTGTTTGTATTAGTTTGGATTTTCATTTATTAAAGTATTTTTGAAGTATTTCCACTATTATTATATTTTTTAATACCTAAATCAATAGGTTTATATATTTTCTTTTGAGCAGGCATATACCTATTCTTATTGCAAGCCATCAAAGCTAATCCTGAACTAATAGAAGCATCATGCTTTGTTCTATTATTTATATTGAATTTAGCCCAATCATTTAAAGTTCTTTGGAAATACATATCTCCATATCCATTTTCTAAAATACCAACGTTAGTATTTATATAAGTTTCAATAGCAGCAGCATGAGCTTGCTTAATATCTTCACTAGAGTTTGGTATTCCACCTATTTCTCTTTCAGTTATTGATAATTTATTCCAGATCTTGTCTGGCCTATTCATCGAATAACCTCTATAACCTCTTCTTTTAAAATGATATAATAATCTAGGCTTATTATTCTCTGCTAATATAGGCATACCGTAAAAAATACAAGCCATTAAAACATCTTCAAAAAATATCTCAGCTGTTTGAGGTCTAGCTATATATTCTAAAAAGAAATGATTAGGAGGTACGTTTTCCATACTAAACTTAGTTAAGCCGTGTAAAGAACCATTAGAACCTCTACCATCTACTGTACCTGATATATCGTAACTATCACAACCAAAAGCACCTAAGTGCTCATTTCCAGGATGTTTGCCTTTATTATCTATTACAATTCTATTTTGTAATTCTAAAGCTGGAACCCATGATATATTAAACCTACCATCTTTATTTGGAACAAATATAACTCTAGTATCTTTTTGACCATGTTCCCATTGAAAGCTACCAACTGTTATTGTTGAAGTATTTTTTAAATCAACATTGTAATCTATTTGCTCATATATCTTAGTAAGATTAAACAAAGATTCTTTTGCTTCATCTCTAAATGCGTGTTCTTCTGTTCTTGGGAACTGCCTAAAGTATTCATTTAAACCGTCTTGATCTTGCTTTAGTCCTTCAACTTCATTGTTCCAATGATCTATAACTCCTTGTTCTATAGTATCACCAAAAGCATCTACCGTTTCTTTTTCAGGTTTATCAAATACTGGATAACCATAAGAATCTATAAATCCTTCATAATTCCACTCCATCGGTATAAATAAAGAATACAAGCCTGAGCTTGTTTGACCATTAGCGTTTCTTTTTTCAACATTAGAACTATAATAAAGCTTTTTGAANTTTTCACCACCTTTATCTAAAGAGTTTGATGTTGAACCCATCATGCATTTACCTATAATTCTNCTACCTAATCTTAAGCATGTTTTAGTAACACGCCAGTTGTTTAATATGTTTGTTGGCTTTTCCCATTTACCTGATTCATCATGAACAAGTAGCTTTAGTTTTTCACCATCATAAGAATTATCTCCTGTGTTCTTCCAATCTATTGTTGTATCAAGACCGGATATTTCTTTAAGCTTTTCATTGTTGTCAAGCTTTTTTCTTGTAAATTTCGTAGCCGGTACTCTATACGCCAGTTCTGTTTTTGGCCGATCCATTCCATCTTGTATAGGTTTAAAAAAGAATGGGTAGTTGACTGATATTGGTACAACTTTATCGGTAAACATTTTCTTAGCATCTGGTCCTGACTTAGATAATATACCAAATCTTGAGTCTGTCGATATTGTTGCAGCGTTGACTGTTTCACCTGATGCCATGAACGAAAAGCCACTCCGTCTATTTTTAAGGTAGCACATTCCATAGCTACGTTTATCGGCTCTACAGGCTTCCCAGAAGATGTAGAACAATCTATTTGATTCACGAAAATTGGGCTGGCCAACGTCAATCTTGCTCCACTGCAAGTACATATAGTGAGTACCAGTAATATATGTAGGCTTATTTTTGTTAATAAACCAAAAACCTTCTTCGCGTTTTTTAAATTCATCATCTATATAATCGTGCCATTTTTCTTTAAATTGATTAGGGTATTCTTCCCAGTCAAATACAGATTTTATTTTGTTTAACTCTTTAGGATATTCTGAATATTCCCACTTGTTAGTTTCAAATACATGAGGTTTTTCTTCTTTTGGTAAAGCTATTTTTAAACCTTGTATTTCATATATGTCACCTATTTTACCAGTTTTACTTATAACAACTATATCATGCTCTTTGTTATAACCATATTCCCATTTAGCATATCTATTGGTTCTATTTAAAACCTTAGGTTTTATATGATTATCTAATATTCTATATAAGTTTTGTTGATACATTATTTTGATCTTCCTTCAGCGAAACCTTTAAAGCTTTTTTCTTTAACAACCTCTGTTGGTTTTTCGTTTAATAAATCTTCTTCAGTTTGTATTCTTGTAAGAATTTCAAAAGCATCAAATATTGCTAGTTTTTTTGTTGCAGCGGCATTTTTAAGTCTGTCAGCTGATATATCATCCCCTGAGTCAACGATCTTTTCTTCTGCCACCTTGATTAATTCCTCAACTGCTTTTCGCCCAGCTCGGATTATATTCAACTTCGTTTCCTTGGTGTTCATATTTAATTACAATATCATTTGATTTCATACAATATAATCGCTCTTCGTTTATGAAAAATTCATACTCACCATCTGGTGTGTAACCAACTACATCTCCTGGAGTGATTTTAAGAGCTTCTAAGGAACTATTACCGTATTTTAATATACCAATAAGCTCGCGTTCTTTATCTAACGTTAAATCATTGTCATTTACAAGTGGTTTTACAAAACATCTATTGTTAATTGTATTCCACTTTTCTTTGTTTTTGTACATATAGACTTGGTCCATTGCAACAAAATATAAGTTTTCTGTAAACTTTGATCTACTTGTTTTTTGCTTACCTCTTATATCTCTAAATGTTCTAAAAACATTATGATGTATAATTACTGTATCACCTTTAGATATATTTGTTTTATAAGCAAGTGGTGTTGAAATAACTTTAGCCATATTACTAACTGATCTAAAGTTATCTAAATCAACGTTAGTTACAAGGCTTTTGTCACCTACTTTTATTTCATTATTGTATTGGCTGTTTAATGGCTCTACAATAAAATCAAATAGGCTTTTCATTTAGTACTCTAAATCATACTCTATTGATACAGCCATATTACAGTTAAACTTTTTCCAAGGTATTACTTCATCTTTTTTCTTGATGTGAATACTATATGAATCATTTTTTTCGTCATGTAGTATATGAGAGATTTCATGTCCCCCATATACTTGTTGACCTACTGCGTAGTGCATTGCATCGTTTTTATAATCAGAACCTATACTTATTTTTCTGATTACATTAGTCATTTTCTTCCTCAGGAATTAGCTCATAAGATCCATCTTTTAAATCGATGTTAACCTTACCATATTTGTCTTCAAGCTCCTTTTTAATAACTTCCATTTGCTCAGACTCTTTAGCGAACATTGTTACTAGGTCTGCTTTACGCAATTCACCAGCACCAATCTCTCCTTGAATTTGTACCATTTTGTTATTTAGCTCAGTCACTTGCTTAAGCTCTTCCGGGGTTATTTTGCTATTTTCTTCCATTTTATTTAATTTAATTGTTTTCATTTGTTTTTATTATTACCTATATTTTTACCTTTTTCCCATGTCCTACCAACAAAGTACGCGCCGTACACAGTTACTAGTAGTGATTGAAAGATAGGTATATAAGTTGGTTCTATATTAAAACCACCTATGTTACCGTCAAAAAAAGCACACGCCGTAAAGATAACTGTTAAATAAACAATAATCAATGGTCGTATGTTTTTTGATAAAAAACTATCAGACTTCATATCTGAGTCCCACCTTTTGGTAACTTGCTGTTGAGCTTCACCATCTGCTTTTAAAAGTATTTCTTTAATAGCTTTTTGAGCATTTAGCTTCTCTTCTTTTGATGTTGTTAAATTGTCTAGCACTTCGCCAACTTGTTTGACTACGCCACCACTTAACAATTGTAATAACTTACTCATGCTTTTTTATATGCTTCTTTTTCCCAAGGCAAATTCTTTGCCCCTTCAACCATAGAAGCTCTTGAATACTTTTTACCTTTCCAGTAAACATTGTTATTATCATAATCAAGATCTCCTCTTTCCATTTGATCGATGTGAACCATCTCGTGGTCTACAACTTTTTGTTTCTCTAATGGAGATAGGTTTTTGTTAACTAAAATAGTTCCATTATTATTAGCCTCTCCCATTACACCTTGTTCAAGATTTCTCTCGTATATGGGTGTATTGCAAGTGCAAATAGGTGAATCCATTTTAAATGCCATATTACTTTTTCTTATTATACATTTTTAATGGGTGTTTTGACCCATAAGATTTAAGAGCGCTGTTAAAATTAACAACTGACTTTACGGCTTTAAAATTTCTATCTTTTTTTGCAGGGCCTCTTTCAATTGTAAATGTTTTTTTAGATCCATCTCTATTGTAGTCATAACCTTCCATTGTACTGTAACCTGTTCC